AAATAAACATGAGCAGACTTTTCTTCGAATAATGCTTTGCATAAAATTTCTCTTTTATCAGAATAAGTCAATTCAAATTCTTTTTTCTCATCTTCGTTAGATTTCATATCCTCTTCTTGACCATCTTCCAATTCTGGCTCTTGTTCTTCATCATCAATTTCTAGTTCATCATAATGTCGATTTAAATGCGCAATTCCAGCATTATACTGTTCTTCTGTCATTTCATCTTTGTAAGTCTCAAAATAACCTTTAGCACTAGCAAGCCCATATCTGTGAGCCACCAATTTGCCATCAACCACTTCATGGTGTGGGTATTTTAATTCAGATTGATTTTCAGCTACATCCTCTGAAACAATTAAATAAGCTTCCTCAACTAACTCTTGATAGTTGCTTGCGCCCATTAATTCATTCTTTAGTTCAGTCTTATCAACCTCACCCCATTCACCTTCCATGTTTGCAGACTCTTTTGAATTATCAATTTCAATAGAATCGCCTTGTCCAACCTCTTCTTCTGGAATATTGTATTCTTTTACCATCTTCATAAACTGATTCAATTCCTTTTGAAATTCTTGCTTATCAAGACTATAGGCTACAATGCTCGCACTTTCAAAACAAGGCTCTTGATTGAATTCCTCATTTCGTTCATCTTTACCTAAGATGCAAAGTGCAGAATAGTGAAAGTTTTTAATGTCAAAAACTTCTTCATCTTCTTTATATTCACTATCATTGATAATTATTTCCATTGATTGGTTAGCACCATTTTCTTTAACTACTTCTAACTCTTCATATCTGCCAGTCCACAAATAAATGTCAACAGCAAGATACTCATTTACAGTACCGTCTTTTTCTGTTACCTCAACCCATCTTGGATTAGGCTCTACAACAGCACCATAAGGCTTGGTTGTCATTACATATTCTATACCTTCGTCAGATATTTCTAGTTTTCCACCATGATTTTTAAAGTTTTCAGATTTCTCCCAATACTCACCAACAACAGGAATTCCAACTAATGATTGCATAATTTCATCTTTCTCAAATGTTTCTTTAGAAATATAACTCCTGTTACGATTAGCACCATGATAAGCAACTAGACATTCTGCCTTTGTAATCTCTGGATGTTTAAAATCTGGATACTTTTCAAAATTAATAGTGGTATCTATACGAAGTTCTTTAATATCTTTCGACAAACCATCTCCCCCTTTCTTAAAAGTTTAATCTATTTGTAGTAGCAATTTCTAAATTGCTAAAATCTAGCTTTGCACTTTTTCTTTCATTCAAAAAAACACAAATATCACTATCTTCTTTTAGCAATTTGAAACCTTTTTCTAGTAAAACCTTTTTTGCTTCATTGTTTTTACAAACAATAAATTTTTTCATAGTTTTACACCTCCCTAAGATTTCTCACGAGTTCTTTCACCCTCATCAGAAATTTCAGTTTCATCTAATGGTGGCGCACCAACATTGTCACCTTCAACAGATGATAATTGCGCACTCATTGCTTTAGGTGGCATTAAACTATCAACATCAATATTTTTTTCAATCTCTGATAACTGCAAGAACTCATACGGCTCTAAACCTGTATACGCAATGTATTGCAACCTAGAACCACCACTATTTAAACCTTGTGAATAAGTCGCAATTCTCTCTTTTTTATTGTAGTTGTTAGTATCTACAAATGAAATTTTACAACCTTTTCCTCGGAACAACCAGTTGAATATATTTTCAAATTCTGGCAAAAATCTTTGCATATTACGTGCATCTTTTTGCATACTTTTTTCAAGTATCTGTGCCGTAGTTTTTTCTGCATTAAATATACTTCCATTTATACCAGAGCCATTTTCAATATTGGTTTTAGATTGTTCTACAACATTAGCTTGTATTTGTGAATTTTTATCAAAAGTAAGTGCAGTAGCATCAAATGGATTAGTAGCAACACTAACATTTTTAGGAACATTTTTCTTTGTTTCCTCATGGTATGCTTTAATTACATCAAAGCCATATAACGGCTCGTTATTTTCCTTATCAATAGGAATTTTATTATGAACCATTTTAACGTTATCCTCTTTTAGATAATCGTCATAATAGGTTTTATTATCCTCGTAAGATAAAAAGTCAGTAAATATATGTGCCAAATATGGATAATCATGCTCTCTGTATTCAAGATGTGCCAACAAAGCAAATCCATTTCTAACCGTAACCCAAGGTTGATTTATATTTTTATCTTCCCATAATTTCTTAGCTTGTTGTATCTCGTTAGGCATATATTCCAAATCGTTATAATCAATCATTGCTATATTTATCTGAAATCTATACACACCATAATTATCTTTTTCGTATGCTCTACAATATTTTTTAGGTATCTTTTGATACATTGTTTTATTTCCTTCACCGGCTTGTGATGAAGTTACAGGAATCCAGTAACTTTCACCATATTTAAGAGTGTCATATAATGCAACTCTAGGAAATGATTTAACGTCATATTTTGAAACATCTTTTGCTAGTCTTGTATATTCTACATGATCTACATTTTCTTTTGTTGGATATAAAAAATAATCAAAAGTCAATAAATTAGCTAAATACTCAAGATAATTATTATAAAATGTACTCAAACCAGATATTCTATAAGAATAATCTTGCAATATTTGATAATTAGAATATGGATCTTTTAAAGCATCATCAACCTGTCTCTTTGAAATTAACAATGTTCTGTATAACCACGAATAGTTAGTGCCACTTGTTTGTGGCGGTGATATACCAAAATAATAAGTCTTGTCGCCACTTTCTAATTTTTTATCAACCAATTCTCCACCTCCTTCTTAAAAAAGAAATAAATCTTTAGGATTAAACTTCTCTTTGTTTCTTGCTTTATTTTTCTTTTCTTGTAAATGAATCCAATATAAACCATAAACAAAAGAACTAAATTTATCTTTTGGCATATCTTTTGATATTAACTCTATATCTGTTCCACCACTAGAATTTTTATATTGCAAGTTAGATATCTCATCAGAAAGCAAATCAACCATAATATAAGGTCTTATTGCTTCAGCTAATTTATTTTCATTCATACCTCTTTTTTCTAGCAAAGAAACTTTTGCTATTTGTGAATGTTGTAATAATCTTACTTTATTATTATTCATTTGAGAAGTAAAGTTATCATAAATATCACTATTTCTAAATTCTTTTTTATTTGTTGACAACAAAAACAACATAGGAATTGATGTTGGAGTTTTGTATTTGTCAAAAGAAGAATCATTTACTACCTCGTAAACAGGGTTTTTGTCAATATCAGTTACCAAATAATCAACAACACCTTTACCAAGTCCATTACTATCTATTATTAATATTTTAGCCTTGTATTTTTCAACCATCTTTTTTAAAAATAATGCTTGATCTAAAAAGTGTTCTCCTTTATCAGAATACATATTAACCAACTGTTTAGTATACTCCCAGTCATTTTTCTTTTTAATCTTTATAACCGATAAAGCTGACAATGCTTGTGAAGATGAACTTCTAGCAACGTCATATGCCAACACATATTCGGCATTTGGGTCAACATTTTTGTCCTCTGCTTCTTGTATTGTTCTAAGTGAATTTACTGTTTCTATATCTATCAAAGCCCTATCAGAACTTCCAGTCCATATATTTTCATACTCTCTTTGAAAGTCAAACACACTAAATATTTCACGCTGTTCATTTATAAAGTGTTGATCTAAATGACCATATAAACTTCCTAGTGTATAATCAGCCCCTATTAAAAAAGCATTTTCACCATTAATCATTCGCTTACCAACATCTTGCATTTGTTGAAATGCGGCAGATTGTCTTTGTCCGGCCGATGTTGCATATACAATAGATCGGTGAATCTCATATGGGTCTGTTTTACCTTGAAAAGCAGATGGTCTAGCATTAGCCATCATTGGAATGACTATTTTATTCAATTTATCAATATCAAATTTGGGATGTACTAACTCTTCTACTCAAGTTGCCATTGAGCGTGATCCACTGTCCGCGACTGCAATCTGTACTACCTCCAAACTAGAGCCATTTTTGAAATTTAATATTGTCATATCCTTTGCAAAACTCCAACTCTTTAATTCACCTTTAAGTATTGGAAAATGTTCCCATATTTTTTGTATATTTTGTTTTGATATTTTAGCAGCTTGCTCTTTTAATGCTGCTGTTATTACTGATTCAAAGCCGGGATAAAACATACACTTTAAATAAAACCCTAATATCTCTGTGTATGATTTTGATATACCCCTTGCTGCGGATATAAAAACATATTGTTTTCTAAACATCAACCTTAAAAAAACACGCTGATAACCAAACAATTGTATTTTAGTGTTTTCATTAGATATAAAATCTATAAATTTATCTGGATACGATCGCCAATAAGACAAATAATCTCGCCACACAGGCAACATATCTTCTAATGTTTTAAATTTATATTCTTCTTTTACATTGTTTATAGGATTATATGAATTAAACTTTTTTTCTGGTCGTCTGAAATTCTTGTAACTAGCCATCTTTTTCACCTAAATCCTTAATTGGTTTGGTGAGTTTAGGCTGATTCATCAATGATAGATAAAAGTTTTCAAGTATTTTTATTTCCTCGTCATAAATATCTGGATCTTGTTCTGGACTTTCCGGTTTAATAAAACCATTCTTTTCCGCAAAGTCAGATATTTGTGAAAATGAATTAATACCCTCCATATCAGCCGCAGACCTTTTATCAATTGGTCGCAAACCAGAATCAGTCAATAACTTACTAAGATTGGCATTTAAATCCTTATACATTGAAACACCGTCTTTAGTATCTAATCTAGCCGATGCTTTGTTAATTCCCAATGTGGTCAAACAAATCTGCTCAAGCAAGCTAAGCTGTTGTGGATAAATAATATTATTAGCTTCTTTCATTTTTTGATAGTAGCTTTCAAGAAACTCAAAATCTTCCTCATCAAATTTAGTTCCCCATCTTTTTACAGCTTCAGTGCCATACTTAGTAGTATAATCCTCATTCTTAAAATGCAATTCATCATCGCTTAATCCACTATCCGGATTACCGATTAAAAACTCTATTTCACTATCTGCAAATCCTTGATCTTTGGCATCTCTTTTAAGATTTACCTTAGACAAATAAGTTCCGAATCTTTCTTTTTCTGAATTAAGTGTCATCAACCATATGTTTTCAATGTATGGTCTGTTTATAATGCTAAGACCATGTATCAACTGATTTAATGTTAAATCCTCGCCTCTATCTGGGTGATAATCCATCATCTTAAACAAACAATCTTTACAAATTGGAACATAACCTAATTCAGCAAATGATTTTACATTACTGTTGTAGAAATTTTTAGTTATTCTTTTTCCATCATGTGATTTACAAGTCTCATCTATTTGTGAGTAGCATTGGTAGTAAACTGTTTTTTTCGCCATTTAATCCTCCTCCCAAAGAAAAATAGCAGACTGTCGGGAGGAAACAGCCTGCCGATATATATAAAAATAACCCCTATTTCTAGGAGTTAATTTTATCGCTGTAACCTCTCGACTATATTACTGGTATATTTTCTATTGTTAATAGTCCGTATTCTTTATGCCATATAAAATTTTGACTCATTTTTAATGATCCAACAAAACCACTTTTGCTGTGCCATGAGTCAGTTCCACAAGTAGATGATATATTCCTAATTTTAATTCCAGCAACTTCTCGTAAGTGGTGACTGTGAAGATGTCCTAGGTGCCACTCTCTAAAATCAGTCTCACCCCAATCTTCTTTTGCTTCTACTTGCATTATACCATCAATTCTTTTTTTCTCTTCATTTCCATGCGCAAATCCAATTAAAGAATTGCCATATCTTATATATTTTCTAGTTTTTGGTGATATATCAATTTCAACATTGTCATTTTGTGCAAAGTGTTCATATAAAACACAAGACGCATAAAATGACACTTGGAAATCATGGTTACCCGGTATATATACATACTCAACAGGTGCTATTTCTTTGAGTTTATTTATAACTCTTATAATAAGTTCTGTTCCTTTTAAGAACATTTTAGTCCACCGCAAATCAGTGTCTAATTTAGTTCCTTTGGTTGTTGAACCTTCGGTATCATCAAAATGAAAGAAATCATCAGACATACAAAGGATAACCTTTTCAAAGCTTTTATCTTTAACTCTGTCTTTTAATTCATCAACAACACTTAAAACTCTTTCCATAGCAATCTTGTAATCATAATTTTCTCCTGTTTCACCTTGCCAACTTAACTTGCCCATATGAATGTCTCGCAAATTAACCTCAAGCATCAAATCACCTTCGGTCTTTTTACGGCTCTCTACCGAAATCGGCACATTGATATTTTCAAATATTTCATCAATGTTTAATTGTGTCGCAGGATTGAACTTCGGTTTTACTGTAATTCTACTTGAATATAATAGTTTATCCTCTTTTTGTTCCCACATGGAACTTCTCGCATTTGACAATTCCCAATGTGCCGGATCATAACCGTGTGCCACCAACAAAAAATTAGCATCCTTCATTTCAGATTCGCTAATTGCTTGCACTAATCGTTCATCAGATTGTGAACCATCGCTATTAAGTTTTGTTTCAATTTTTGAGGATACCTCATCATCAACAGACATTGAATCATCTTTGTTGTCAATGTAATCATTAACGCCATAAAGTCTTTTGCGTGATTCATTCTCGGAAAGTTCAATGTCGAACAGTATCTTGTATACCTCTTGTTTTGTAAGTCCATAATTTTTGTAGTCTGTTAAAAGTCTTTTAACCCAATTGTCATAAGACTCATTCTTTAATCTTTTATAAACCAATAATCATTCCTCCCAAAATGATTATCAAGACCCTCTATTGATATTTATATAATAATTGTTGCCCTCTTTTTTATCATTTCGAATCTCGATTAAATCAATAATTTTATCCCGATAATTGCAATCCGGGAGTGTTCTTACATGACTTTTGAGTAGCCAGCAATTCCTAGTTTTCGGCATTTTTTCGCAAACAATATTTTTGCATAACTGTTTTGCCATTTTTAATGATTTTAAGTGGCTGTGACCATTTTCGAATTCAATGTTTGTGTTCCAAACTAAATAGTCTGAACATTTGTGCAAAACCACCATATAATCACGCCGATAAACTACTTTGTAACCATTTTTAAGTATGCTCTTTAATGTGTCGTTGTTACACATTGAATCGCCCCAATCCTTGTAAAGTTGGGAACGCATAGCGTTCACTTTATTACTTTGGAAAAATTTCAAACTATGAAATTGAGCACTTTTATTTTTATATTTAACCAATTAGGTGTTGCTGTTCTCATAGTTTTAATATTTTCTTATATATTTATTACTAATCCGATCTATATTCATATCGAAAAAGTATAAACCTCCATATTGTTCAAAAACTAATATCTTATCCATAGGGTATTCATTCTTATGAATATCTCTTTTTGATACTTCTATTTTTCTGTATTGTTTTATATTTGATAATTTATATTTTTCTCCCATAAACTCAAAACAATTTTCAGTATCAACTAAGCACCTTTCAGAATTATATTTATCATATTTATTAATAAGTCCTTTTCTTTTATAAAAAGAATCTTTATTTTTTTTAACCCTTGTGTTATTATATAAAATATTATCATCTAATGTTTCTTTTTCTTCATCATAATTAAGTATCATATTCATTTTATAAGTTTTAGATTGTTTCCATCCAGTGTCTTGTCTTTTTGTAATTTCTTTATTTTTTCTATATTTATCTTTCATAATTTCACCATCTATCATAGGAACCTCTTTGTTTTGTATTTTGTCCATTTTATGATTAGTGTATAAATAATCTTCGCAATCAGCCAATAAAAAATCGCACATTATATC